CCTCCTCCCCGTCCGCTCGCAGATTGGCCGGTGCCACCTGGACCATTCAAGACTATCTTCCAGTAGCCAGATTTCGGCGGTGCGAACGTCCAAGAGCCAGGAGGATAGACGAACGGCTCTTGAGCATTGGTCTGCCCCGCCCGCCCTCCTATTTGGCGTCGCCCTGTGCCCGGCCGGGCACCAACGGACTGTCGCGCAATGCTCCTAGCCATTAGAGATCCTCGAATTGAGCATCCAAGGCGATGCCGTTTGCAGCGGCCGCGAAGCAGCCCACGTACAACCGTTCATTCGCTTTCAAACGCAACGGGGCGGTTTCTGTGAAACCGAAGTCGGCCAGCGTTGGCTTCGTAGTTGCCGCGTCGGTGCCGTAGGCAGCCACGACGACAGATCGGATGTAAGACAGTGTCGTGCCGCTGTCCTGCGAACGGAACAACATGACCTTCGTGTCGGTCGCCAACACACCGCGCGGAATGGCCGTCAGGCCGTAAAGGATCGAACCATTCGGTCCGGCGGTAACAAGCAGGACAGCATTGGTGTTGTCCGAATAGGTCGTCTTAGCGGCGCTTACCGCAGCCTGTGCTGACTGAATGGCTTGGGCTGTGACGATGGCATTTGGGGTGACGGTCATCTATTGGCCTCCTAGGGCGATTGCAAAGGCTACTGACCGGCCGAGCGCGGTTGCGTCGCGGGCAGCCGTGTCTGATAGGTCGGCCGAGCTCAGCGGCTGCCAGAGCGCGTTCACGCCATTGGTCTTGAGGTATTGTCCCGACGCGCCGCCTTGGCCGGGCAAGATACCGGCGTTCGCCGTGAAGGCTGTCTGGTCGACATAGGCTTTGGTCGCCGCCATCTGCGGCGAGGTGGGGTCGGCGAGGCCGGTGATCTGCTGGCCGCCGAATTCGGTGCCCTGGGAGCGCCGCACGTTCGATCCATCGCAGACCATCCGCGCCGTCTCGCCGGGGTTCAGCGTGGCCGCGGTCCCGGCCCCCGTGGTGACCGTGAGCGGCGCGGCGCAGGCGTTCCAGACGTCGTAGGCCTTGGAGACGCTGGGGATGGTCACCGCGAAGGGCCCGGCCCCGGTGAACTTCAGCATGGCCGCGCGCGCCTCGTCATCGGCCGCGTTGGCGGTGGTCAGCACATAGTCGCCGCTCAGCGCCTTGGTCAGCCAGCCCGCGACGGCGTAGTCCGCGTGGCTCAGCACCGCGTTCAGCTTGTCGCCCCACAGGTTGATGTTCTCGCCGGTGAACTGCAGCTCGAAGCGCAGGGATGAGGACCAGGAAGAGGGCATCAGACGATCACCGCGCCGGTGTCTTCGCGGATCCAGTGGACCCCGTCGGAATGCGCCAGCAGGTTCAAGTCGTTGACCAGCGCCACGCACTGCGGATAGCTGGCGGCCGGCGGCAGCTGGGCCTGCGCGCAGGCGAAGACGGGCTTGGGCTCGCCCGGCGTCTGCAGATCGCGGATCGCGTCGTGCAGCGACGTCAGCACGGGGCGCAACGCGGCTGGCGCCTCCGGCCCAATGGGTGTCAGCATGGTCAAATTCCTCGAATGATGTCGAAGTCGGCGCGGACGCTGCGCGGCGTCTCGGTGGTGAGCCTGCGGCCGGCCCGCGCGCGGGCGTCCTTGGTGTTGAACTCGGCGATCACCCGCTCAAGCCGCGCCTCGTAGGCGCCCGCCAGCGCGTCGTCGCGCAGGAACGGCCCGGCCTCGCAGAGCGTGGCGAACAGGTAGACGTCGGGCCCGTCGGCCAGCAGGGCGTTGGTCGGCACGGCGGCCGACAGTGCAAACTTCGTCAGCAGGCGCAGCACGAAGCCGTAGGCCTGGTCGCACGGCCGGTCGAACGCCAGGTTCGCCCCGTCCACCGACCAGCTCTCAGGCCGGCCTTGCAGGCTGGAGGCGGCGACGAGGCTGGGCTCGATGAACCGCATGGCGATCCGCCCGGAGGGGTCGACGCGCCAGAGCGCCAGGGGTTCGGCGAACCCGGCCGGCAACGGGATGGTCCGCGAGCCCACCGTCGCGGTCAACGCCGCCTCGCTCTCCGCCAGCCTCGCGCGCAAGACGCGGTTGAGGCGGGCTTCGGCGAGCGCGATGAACTCCGGGATGCGCGCCGTCAGGTCGCCGCGCACCAGCCAGTTGGCCGCAGCCGCCTGCAGCTCGGCGTAGGTGGTGATGGACATGTCTTCCGCTCATGAAAAAGGCCGCTCGAAGCGAGCGGCCTACGAGGGCGTCAGCGCAGGATTTGGGCCCCCGCGAAGGGTGGCTATCTCCCGAGGACGCCGTGCAGCGCCAGCCAGGCGACAAACAACGCCATTCCCGACAAGCTCCAGGCGAGGAGGCACAGGGCGAACACCCAGGCGCGCGACCGCGGCATGATGAACCGGACGATCGCGAGGTGGCAAAGCATCGTGAAGGCCAGCATGAACCCCAGCTGGAGAACCGCCGGGGTTTCCTGCGGCAGGAACATCACCGTCATCGCCGGCATCTGCCAAGGCATGCTGAGGTCGCTGTTGCTCACCGCATGGCAGGCGTGCGCGAATCGCGTTTCAGCGCATTCGAAGAACACCACTGCACTCAGCGGCAGAGCGCTCCAGATCCACGCAAGGTAAAGCCACCGCGGGACCGTCCAACGGAGCAGGTTAGCGGACCCTGATGTTTCCGGCATTTATCGCCCTTCCGTAGGCCGCCCGGGCTTTCGCCGCCAAGGCATCGGATCCAAGCTGGCCCATGAGGCTGTCGATCGTCGCCTTCTGCGCCGGGCTGAGAACCACGGGCGCACCTTCGCTGACGCCCCTCAGGTGGAACACCTGGAGCCAGCTGGCTGCGTTCAGAGCCCGATCCTTCAAGGCTTGGATTTCTTCGGGGCTGAACTCGCCCCCCGTGATCTGGCCCAGGGTCTTGTCGAACCCCTTGTCCGCGCCGGTCGCGCGCATCTGTGCGATCACAGCCGCTTTCGACTTGGGCCCCAGGGCCACTTGGAACGGCCCGTCCGCCGCTGGCGACGCTGCAGCGGAACTCGTCGGCGCGGGTGCGGGCCCCTGCATAGCTCCCGCGGGGGGCGCCTCACCGGTCGGCGGCAGCCGCAGCGCCACGGCGTTGTCGGCGATGGTGTCGAGGGCCTCGTCGCGCAGCGGCCCGAGCGCGTCGTAGTCGTCGTCCATGTCGCCTCACCAGATCAGAACAATAAGTGAACGTCAACAGGCTTTGCCGTGGCGTCCGGGCTGCGGTCAGAACACTCTGGCAGAGAAGGTCTCTTCCTTGATCGTGGCGCCCTTGGGCGGCCCTCCGGGTTGGATCGGGTTCGCGATGTTGGGAAAAGGCGAGCCGCCCCGCGCCGGGCGAAGCGGCTCGAGAGTGGTCCTACCGCGTCAGTGATTGGCCAGCCGGCACGCGAGCTGCGGGCGGATGGTCTTGAAGCCGTAGAGCACGTCCAGCCGGCAGGGGAACTTGTCGTTGTTGATGTCGTACTGGCGCACGATCCGCATCGACACCCCATCGAAGGCCTCGCGGGCGGCGAAGTCGACCCCGCGCGGCATCACCATGTCGGCGCTGGCGAAGGCGAACGCCCCTTTCTGGTAGGCCATGGAGATCCCGTAGTTCTGCGAGGCCGTGCCGGAGAAGCTCACCGCCGCGCCCGACGCCGGCGAGCCGGAGACGTTCTGTGCGGGGCCGCTGGTGACGATCGCCGGGCTGATCGGGAACGAGGTCGTGGTTGCGCTGGCGCCCACCGTGAACTGCTGCAGGATGCCCGTCGATTGCTTGGTCTCCGGATGCACGCGGAACACGTTGGCGATGGTGAAGACGTCGCCCTGCGCCGGGGCGCCCGTGCCGGTGTTCACTGTCAGGGTGGCGCCGGTCTGGCCCGCGCCGTTCACCAGGTAGCCGGCCGCGGCGCTCCGCGGATGCGACGGCCACAGGGTGTTCTCCATGAAGTCGAACCCGGCGGTCCGGCCCATGAAGCCCTCGCGATTCTGCTTGCTGATCGTGCCCTGGTCGTTGAACAGGCCCTTCAGGGCGTCGACCAGGTCGACGTTGTCCTGGGTGTTGAGGTTGCAGGTCCGCGCGTTCAGCGGCGCCAGGTTGTCCACCAGGATCTTGCGGCCCTGCAGCACCTTGGTGAAGGTCGCCGCCTGGCCCTGGTTGTCCACCTGGTTGTAGACGTCGCGGTACATGGTCATGGCGTCGGCCTCGATGTTGGCCGCCAGCACCGCCATGGCCGGCTCCAGGATGCGGTCGGAGAAGTCGTCGAGGGCCAGCGTCAGGTCGACCGAGGTGAAGTTCAGGTCGACGCCCTTCTGGGTCTGCACCTTCAGGTCCACGCTGGATTCCGTGATGTCCTGCGCGGCCAGGGTCGCGCCGGTCCGCACGGTGTACTGGTTGGGCAGGCGCACCTTCAGGGTGTCGCCGACCTTTGCGCCCTGACGGGCGAAGCTGTCGTCGTATTCGCGCGTGATCGTGCCCACGAAGTTCAGCTTCTGGTGCAGCACGCGGAGCGCCTCCCGCGTCACCGCGGTCGGCGTCAGGATGGCGTTGGCCATTTGATCGTCCTTTCAAAGGTTGGTTGGGTTTGCCGCGCGAAGCCTCCGAGGCGCGAGGGACGCGCGTGCTCGGCGGCGGCCGGCGCTTGGCCGGCGGCGGCTATCGTCTGGGTGGTCCCACGGCCGTCCCATGTTCCGGCCCATGGCGGAGCCGGAGGAGATCGACCGCGGGCGGTCAGGGCGTTTGTTGAGCGACCTTCACGCTCACCTGGAGCTTGGAGGCTCCGGCCACGGTCCAGGTGCTCACCGGGGCGCCGTAGCTGTTGGTCACATATTGCGGCGCGCTGCAGGCGACGCAGTTTCCGTGCGGGTCGAGAACGCGCACCTGGTAGGCGGCGTCGCCCCCGCTGTTTCCTTCGATGCGCAGGTCGTCGCACACGCCGTTGCAGATCTGCGTCACCGCCGCCTTTGCGCTGCCGAAGATCAGTTTCGCGCCGTCGTGCCGGGTGAGATCCGCGCCGATCGAGACCAGGTCAACATTGTAGGCTGGCCGAGGCGCCCACAGCCGTCCGGCCCCGCCGACCGCAGCGAACGCCGCTAGCGGCAGCAGGACGCCGACCACGAGGCCCCAGCGGAACGGCGTGAAGACCTTGCGGCTTGCCGTCGGTTCGTGGGGTCTGGCTGTCATCGCGCACCGCCCTCGGGCCGGGCGGCGGTCGTGGCCGCCGGCCTCACGAAGGGGCCGGTCGGTCTGTTCCCGCTGGCGGCGCCGATCGCCTTTTTACGGCTGCCGGGTGGGCGCCATGTCTGGCGGTCCCTCGTCGCGCAATGGATCACGGTTGGCGTGTGCGCCTTG